GCTATAGAAGCACTTAGAGCTTATCAAAAGATCTATGATCTGCGGTTCGAGCGTTGTTGGCGTAATTTTGAGCATATGAGCCAGCAAAACCGCGAACTACGCAAACGGGTGCAGGATTTGGAACTGGCTGGAGCCCAGAAAAAACTGGTAAAATCCACCGGATCCAAACAGCAAAAAAAGGTTGACCATTAAATCTCTTTTTGCTACAATATGGGTATGCTGAGAAATTGGCATGCACTTTAAACAACTTTATGGCTTAATAGAAAGGCAACATCATGGCAACTGAAAAAATGTTCACTGTAGCTGGTACCGCAACCAATCCTGATGGCACTGTCAAGGCACGCTTTGCCAATGACTTGGTGGCTCGTATCAAAATCCTAAACAAAGCAGGCTGCACCAATGTAAACTTGGTGGAACTGCCGCGTCCCATGACCAAGCTAGAAGCACTGCAATATTTGCAGCAAATTGGTATCACCGAAGGCGATGCTGGCTATGTTGTAGCCAACAAAATCGCTGAAAAGAGTCGCGTTAGCCGCAAGGACGAAGTCAGCGTTACTCTTAAAACCGGTGGCAAGGCCAAGACCGCTGCCACAAGCAAACAAAAAGAAATGGCCTAAGTCATTGTGCTGTTTGCACAGGCCCGCAAGGGCCTTTTTATTTGACTGTAAAATCTGCGACTAAGTAATTTTATGTTAGGTGATCCAACTGAACAACAGTACGTGGACACATACCAAGATCACGATCCTCCCCACCAGTACAAAAGCTTTGTGTTTTTTGAAAATCTAGCCCGTGAGTTGGTACCAGATCATGGTATCAAGATACAGCTAGGTGTGGGATGGGGCTATACTCTTGAGGCCATGAATCAACACTGGGGCCAAGATCGTGTGATGGGTATTGACCTAGTTAATCGAACGCAACTGCCCAATGTGTGGTGCATTGATGCCCTACAGCTTGTTACCGAGATACCAGCTACCTATATTGAAAATGACATTGGTCGCACCTACACACAAGCTGGTCGTGATGCTCGTTGGCATGCAGCAAAATGGGGCGTAAGATGTTTGCAGCCTGGTGGTATCATGATCACCAGTCATGACAGACTATTAGGCTATCCCATGGTGGCCTATGCACTAGATCAAGATTGTCAGGTTCAAGATCTTACCATGTATGATCACGAGCCCTGGGCACAGTTCCTCAACAACCAAACACCTTGGCATACCGAAAATTGGCTGTTGATACGTAGAATCTAAATAAATATTACTATGATCGAAGACATCCTTGAACAACGGATCAAAACCGCTATGCATCAAGTGTTATTGGTATTGTATGACAATGGTGTCAAACAGGTTTCAGCAGGTGCCTTGATGCGCTTGTTTGGTGTTCCAAGTGACACAGCAGCAAACTACGACGACACCGTTTTTGAACTTGACGAAAGCGTGGAAAATCTAGACACACTGATGAATCCCACTTTGTCATCCAATCAACTGCATTGACTTACAATACCACTGAAGCTCTGTATCTTATAATCTATCGCGACGCCAGTGCTGAACGCAAGCTACGCGAGTGGGCACGATCTTCCTCGCACAATGCTTTCCATGTTGAAGGCAATCGTATGAAGATCTTTGATAGATATACATATGACCGATTTTGTACTACCTGGAACAATGGTTGGGACGAAGTCATAATATGGGACGTTTGGAATCGTCGTCACATCTATTGCTAGCCATAATTGTTGACTTGTTGGCAGCAAGGCGTATATAATCTTACAACTTACAAAGGAGATCCACATGGAAGAAACAAACCACGATATCATTAAACGTGCATTTGAAACCTACATTTCTGAAAACGAAAAGTTTTCTCAGAAAGGTATCAAGGCTTCAGCAGCACGAGCACGCAAGGCCTTGCAAGAACTCAGTAAAGCGATCAAAGAACGTCGCAAGGAAATCACTGCTGAAAAAGAAGCCCTGGCAAAATAAAATGACCCAGCTCTCTGATACCCAGATACACTGGAACAACAAAATCTATAACTACGATCTTGAACGCTACAACTGGCCTGCCTGGGCACTAGGTGTGATTCAAGAAGTAGCACCACAGGTCAAGGAACTAGAAACCCTGCATGAAGTTCTTGATCCAGCAGAAATACTGCGTGTGAGCAATCATGTGCAGAACTCCTGCAGTCGTAGAGACTTCATGGAAAGATTTGATGCGTTTGCAGCGGAATGCGTGCCACAGCGCATAGGTAATCGACGTTATATGATTCAACGCCAGGGCACACTGCGTGTGGTAATTCCCAATCAAGAAAGCGTGGGACGCAGGTTGGCTTTTCATCAGGGTATTTTTGTTGGCAACGGTCGCGGCTGCAGAACTATCTGGACGCCGTTTACCGAAGCACGAGGCACCAATACCATGTGGATGTTGGATCTGGATATCAGTAGAGACATAACCAAGAGAGTGTTGGCAGAAAAATGGAGTCTTGACAGGTTTGAGGACGAGTGCCTGAAGTATGCCTGGCCAGTGACTCTAAGTCCTGGTCAGAGTCACTTGTTCTTCCAAGAACATCTGCATGGCAACAAAAACAATCTAGAAGGATACACTCGTGTGAGCATGGACATGCGCATCCTCATAGAAGGTGAAGAGTGGGGTCGTAGACTACCCGGTGGATTCATGCGCCTGCCTGGTGACTACGAAGTGGCTGCTGTGCAAGACTACACAGGTGCTCGATTCATAACCTATGCAGGTTGGAACAGTGCTTTCAGCAAACACATACCCTTGCCCATGCAACGAGCAGTGATCGAACCCTACTGTGTGAAAAATCGCATTGCCTACACTTCGTATGAATTTGAAAACGAACACATGGACTGGCAACCTGGGCTGGAATGGTATATCAAAGAACGTCCAGACGGTATTGTGTTGTGCAGCATGTATTGTTTGACTGATGATGTACAACGTCGTTTGGAAATCTTGAATTTGGCCTTGGACCTAGGAGTTGAACTGCATTTTGCCAACGAACTTGTGAGTTTGAAATCAAGAGCAGATCTAGACAAGATTGAAACCTATTTGAACTTTGCAGTGGCCAAATCCGGACCACACGTCTGGGAAATTTAACGTCAAGGAGATATCTATGAACACTTTTGTTTCCAGTGCCGAACATCTCAACACCGCAGTAGCTGGAGTGTTGGCTAGAATGACCACTGGTATTTTGGCCACAATGCTGTGTGCAGCGGTACTGTCCGGACTGGGATTGGTTCCTGTGCTGTTTGCTGGTTTCTTTGGCTATGTGTTGATTTTCTTGCCATTGGTCTTGAGTCTGTACCTGGCCTGGCGAGGGGACACCATGGATATTGCACAGCTTCGCGCTTGGTTCTTTGGATTTGCTGCTGCCATGGGTGTTAGTTTGAGTCTGTTGTTTCACACCTACACCAGTGCGAGTATTGCTCAGGCTTTGACCTGTACCACAATAAGTTTTGCAGCGGTAGCAGGTTGGGGATATTTTACCCGCAGAGAATTACAAGGTCTTGGACCCTGGCTCATGGCCGGTGTAATTGGATTAATTGTGGCAGGCCTACTCAATATCTTTTTTGCCAGCAGCACCTTGCAGTTGGTTATCAATGTGCTCACAGTGGTGATTTTTCTAGCACTCACTGCCTATGACATGAATCGTATTCGTGATGAGTTCTGGGCAGCGGATCATGACAGTGTTGAAAGACTACAATGGTTTGGTGCACTAAGTCTCTATATTAACTATATCAATATTTTTGCAGCTCTGTTGCAACTCACAGGTGACCGAGAATGACCATGGATAGCGAACAAAGATTTGTTCGGACCTTGGTGGAAGACCCCGACAATCCTGGGGAGATAATGATTGACCTTGGCCTAGAAATGTGCGAACAACTGGGCTGGAAAGAAGGCGACGTCATTGAATGGATTGACAACAAGGATGGAACATGGACACTGAAGAAGAAAAACTAGCCGAACTAAAAGCAGCCCTAAGCAACTACCAACCTGCTAAACAGCCTGAGGCAAACACATTTGCGAGTCTTTGGCACACTGATTCAATCGATTGGAACTCTCTGCAGAGCATGCAGATTCCTGCTCTGACAACAAGTCAAATTACCACTATTGATTTCAGTCAACTCACACAAAACACAGTGTTAGGTGGATCAGGTGGATCAGGTGGTGGAGGTGGATCTGGAATCGTATATACTACCCCAGTTGTTGGGGGCGGCGCAGGTTCGCACTCTAACACTACTATTAGCGGCGCCCATCATACCTGGACAACCACCGGTACCGGCACAGGCTACAATTGGCCCAATCAAGGTGTGATGCAGGTACATGCTCAAGATTTAGAAATCAATGGCAAAAGTGTGATGAAAAGTCTTGAGCGTATTGAAGCACAGCTTGGACTGCTAGACAGCGACGAAAAGCTAGAAGCAGATTGGAAAGAACTACGTGATCTTGGCAATAAATATCGCCGTGTTCAAAAACGCATTCAAGACAAGCTTGCAACCTTTAACAAGCTGAAAGAAACCAACAAAAAGGTACCTAGTTGAAAACCAAGCAACGAATCAAACACATAGTTAGGTGGATCACAGACTACGCCAAAAAACATGACATAAAATCATTGGTAGTTGGTGTCAGTGGTGGCATTGATTCGGCTGTGGTATCAACCCTGTGTGCTCACACCGGTATATACACTTTGGCTGTGAGCATGCCTATTAGGCAAAGTGAACACACTCATAAACTCAGTCTTGCTCATTGCTCTTGGTTATTGAGTAACTTTACCTACACTGATCATTACAATATTGATTTGACTGACACATTTGAACATTTTGAAACAGCCACTAGAGTTTTCAGTGACGAATTAGCCTATGCTAACAGTCGATCAAGACTGCGCATGATGACACTGTATCAATTGGCGCAGGCCAATTCTGGCATTGTTGTGGGCACAGGTAACCTAGTAGAAGATTTTGGTGTGGGATTCTTCACCAAGTATGGCGATGGTGGTGTTGACATTAGCCCCATTGCAGACTGTCTCAAGACCGAGGTCTGGGACATGGGACGCGAACTAGGCGTTCTCAAGGAAATCATCGAGGCCGAACCCACTGATGGACTTTGGGCTGATGGTCGCACTGATCGGGATCAACTTGGCATGGATTATGCTGAGCTTGAACGCATGATGGAGCTGGATAAGCAGCCCAAAAAGAAAATTCGTCGATCAGTTTCTCAATCCGATTTGGCTAAATTGCAGCAATATCGCCGTTTACGGCGCCAAAACCTGCATAAAATGAGGCCAATTCCGGTGTGCAGATTTGACAAATAATTCAATCTCAAGTAATATACTACTTTTAGTTTTATCTACGTATATCTTACTTTATCTGCACCATATATAAAACTACCATGAAAAACTTTCAAGGATGCTTATGACTGAGAAAAGTAACACATCATCAGATTTGTGGGTATCCCCAAAGGGAGATTTAGATATGGCTACAATTATACGAACCGTACTGTTCGCATTGGCACTGTTGGTATCATTCAACATTGTTAAGTGGGCAGTTGATATCAAGTACAAGGATATAAATAGCAGCGAGAACCTTCATAAGACTTCTGTTTCAGACATTGACCGTCAGGTCAATTGCATGACCAGAAACATATATTATGAAGCTGCTTTCGAACCGGCAGAAGGAAAAATCGCTGTGGCACAGGTAGTAATGAATCGAGCAGCCAGTGGGTTGTTCCCCAAAGATGTCTGCCAGGTTATTTCTCAAAAAACTGTATTCCACTCTACTGTAGTATGTCAATTTAGTTGGCTCTGTGATGGAAGTGAGCAGAATCGTCCGATCAATCGTGCGATGTGGGAGGAAAGCCGTGAAGCCGCCAAGAAAGTTCTTTTGGAAGGTTTCAGACTACCTAGCTTGAAAAATGCCATGTACTATCATGCCGACTACGTGAACCCCAGGTGGCCGCACCAGCCAATCATCAAGATTGGTAGGCACATCTTTTACAACCCTAAGAAACAGGCGACATGATGAAAATTTTGGATCAACTCAAACAAATCAACTTGCAGTTCAGTGCTGATCAAGGTCTACAGTGGTTGCGTGAACACACACCACACATAAGTTCCACAGCACTGCAACTGCTCACAGTGATATTGCTACATGCCACCACACTGCCTAGTTTGCTCAGTGTGATGATGGCATGGACTGACCGAATGCCAATGCTTGACATGGTAGTATTGGTATGGGCAGGCTTGATTGCAATGTTCTGTCAGAGTTTGGTGGTCCGAAATCATCTAATCGCTATTGTGATATCGGTGGGATTCATGTTGCAGAGCCTGTTTATGGCCATGATCTTTTTCCGATAAACTCTAGGTTGACGGCTCACGTTTTTTCAATTATCATGTTTGCATGGACACTACTTCTCAACCCGTAAAAAATATCATGCGTACTGGTGAATGGCGAGATGCTCACTCATTTAGACTAGCATGCGATTGTTTAAGCAATCAACATGATCTTGATGTTTGGGTAGAAGTCACTCCCGAATTAGATTGCGACGATATCACTGTGACCTTCTACAAGGACATCTA